CTGCAAGAGTTGCTGCAAGCGCATGAGGGTGTCGTAGCCCGTCAGGATGACCTTGGGGTTGCCACCGCGCTCCCACGTCAGGCGGAAGATTTCATCGAGGTGGTCGAGGGACAGAACACGGTCCGTACCCTTGGTACCGGAGGTGCTGACTTCGGCGTGGGACCAAGCGTTTGCGTCACGGTTAATCGAGTACATGTCTTCGTCACCGGCTTCTCCGTAGTCACCGGCTGCCCCACCAAAGTCCATGGTGTTCGCCACGTTACCGGATGCCGTGATAGCACCCGCCGTCACACGGTCGAGCGACTCAAAGTCGTTCCCGGCAACGGTCGTCACGTCCTCGGTGAGCATCTTGTTGATGTGTTCTGCGTGGTGCTTGCCCATCTCTTCCTTCAGCACGGCGCGAATGTCACCGAGGCCGTCGTCCTTGTCAGCAAGGAACATCGCCGTCTCCGACATGTCGAAGGTGTGCGCGATGGTCTTGGGCTTCGCAGCAATGTGTTGGAAGGTCGGCTTGGTGGTGTCGGGGAGAGTCGAGTTCTCCGCGAGGCCACCGCCCTTGGCGAAGGAGGGACGCTCCGTGATGACGCGCCACCCGCTGCGCTCCCAAGGCCGCTTGGGGAGGATGGAGAAGGCGTTGAACTCTTGGTTGAGTTGGCTCCACACCTTGCGGCCATAGATGGCCTGATAGATACCCGCCGTGGTGGAGAGCATCGGTGCGTCAGCCTTCAAGAGTTCGCTGCCGGAGTAAGAGTACCCCATGGCGTTTCCTGCGCCATAGAAGTACCGCTCCATGTCGGTAATTGTCCTGATGTAGTCACGTGCCATTTCATTCACTCCTTTGTTTGATTCCTTCACTCACCCCGGACCGCTCGGCCCGCGAGGGTGTGAACTTCGTCCCACGACATGTTCGCAAGGTCGCCCGTGGTGGGGACCTCGACCTTCGTGGAGGACTTTGCAATGGTGGTGCCAACCGCAACGCTGCCGGTGGACAGGTTGTCGAGGCGGTCACTCAGCGACTCAATGGACTTGAGAACCTGAGCGAGAGGGGCACGCGGGTCAAAGTTGTCGCGCTCGACCTGAGCCTTGGCAATCTGCATCTCCTGAGAGAAGCGGGAAGAGAACTGCTGCTCAAGGTTGCCACGGAAGGCCTGCTCAAGAGCAGCGGCCTTGTACACTTCGTAGGCAGCCTCAATGTCGGAGTCGGAAGCCGAGGTGACGTAGGACTTGCCGAGTTGGACAGGTCCAAGGGCACCGGAGGGTTCTCGACCGCCGCCGGAGGTGAGGGCGGAGATGGCACCCGTGGAGGGGCTACCCTTCTCCTGACCGCGACCGCGAACCTGACCGGCAAAGTAGTCGGCACCGTCCACGGAGTCGGGGTTGTCAAAACCGCCCATCTGAGCCTTCGACATTTGGTCGAAGTGCAGTCGGGCCGCGTGGGTGTCAACACCCGCGCTCTTCAGCGTGTCTTCCATCCATGAGAGGTATTCAGCGGTGATAACGTCGCTGTATTCTCCCTTTTCCATATCTTCAGGCATGTCTTCGTCCTCCTTGTTGTCTTTTTGGGACTCTTTTTCTTCGGAGTCCTTGGACTCCTTCTTTCCTTCCTTCATGCTCTCACGGAGAGCAGGAGGAAGTTCGCCCTTTTCCATCGCATCGAGGCGGGCTTCAAGTCGGCTCATAATGTCGGTCAAATCGTTGTCTGCACTCATAGTGGTGTCCTCCTTTAAGATGCTGAACTGCGCTTCAGGGTTAATCCCCTTCTCGCAAATCGTAATCTCATGGAGTTCCATTTTGGAGATTTCCTGATAATCTCCGTGGATTGAGTCAGACTTGCGAACACGCTTGAACGCCTGACCCCCAATAGAGAAGCCACGCAAGTTGCCCTTGCGGATTTCCGCAGCAACCTCACGGGCCTTCTCAATGTCGTTGCGGAGTTGCACAACGACGAACATGCCGGTGTCGTCACACTCAGACTTCCACATGCGACCGTTGGAGTCCACGTAGGAGTCAATGACTTCACCGACTTGAATGTTGGAGTGAGCGAGTTGCACGTTGCGGTACTTGTCGCTCTTCATAAAACCATCAAAGGCATCCTTGAGGGCACTCCGCGTAATGAGGTCGCCCTGCTTATCCACCAATTCGACGGAAGCATAGCCCGCAACCACAAGGTCAGACCCGCTCTTCAGGAGCGAGAGTCCGACTTCAGGTCGCTGAACCGTAAGCATTGTCTCCCCAATCCCTTGTTATAGTACATAAAGTGCTACTATGCGGGCGATATCTTCGCTTGGTCGTTTTCATAGTCTAAAACGATAGGCTGCTCGCCATCCACAGGAATAACGACATGTTCCGTACGCTTCTTCTCATCAGTCTTCCGACCTACACCCTTTGGGTCGTAATCGGGAAGGTTTTGCTCGTCCGTAACCTTGGTAGGACCCTGTGGTGACTCAATAGGAGTAGCAAGGTCAATGCCCAATCCCTTTGGTCCCGTCCACGTCATGCGCTCTTTTGCCAACACATCAAGGGTTCGGGCAATCACGTCCAACGCTTTTTTCGTTCGTGGCTTGAGTAGCCGCTCTTCGTCGTCCTCTTCCAACAGACCTGCTGATTCTTCTTCCTGTTGTTCAAGATTCGGAACTTTTCCCTCCATCTTGACCAAGATGTTCTCCATCATGAGCGGCACAAAGGGCGACCAATACGATGCAATGGATTCAGCAAGTTGAACAGGATAGTCGCTCTTGTACAAGTCACCAAGGGTGGACTTGGGCGAGTGAACGTACCACGCATGATTGAACTTCTCCACTTGGTAGGTCACACTATCCATGTCGTTGAACAAGAGATTGATGCCTCCTTCCGTTAGTTCAATGTCAAAAGGCACGAAGGTTGTTCCATACGACTTGGTAAGCAAATCAAGTGATTCTGCACTTGCGGCACCTTCACCTTCACCGTCACCCTCAATTTGTCGCACGTGAATGTCGTACACATTGCGCCCGCCTCGCACCTTCTTGGTCACACCTGAGATAGAAACACGAACAATGTCACCGACTTTGAATGCCTTCTGTTGGTTGCGAGCCGTACCTACGTCCATGTAGTCGCTGCCCTTGTACTCCACCGCACGGTTTCCAAGCACCGACCCGTCGAGGATTGGCCCTGCGCCAAGTTGGTAGGTGTAGGGACCGGTACCCCTGCGGTCAAGGATGATGAAGTTGTAGTCGCGGCTTGGGCGAAGCAGTACCCACTTGGGGTGACGACGTTCGCCACGCATGTAGGTGGACTTGCTATCGCGCAGCAAGATGTTCTCATGCTCACCTTGCAGCCCGTTGACCGCTTCCTCAAGACCTTCTTCGTCGGTCATCTTGGTGTCGTGTGGGCCGGGAATGATGACGCATTCACGGCTATCGAATTGGCTGCGCAACACCTTCAATCGCTCATGCATCTGCATGTCGGACACGTTGTTGTTGTCGTAGTTCACAATGTCAACGATGTTGAGTTCTTCGTCACCCAAGATGCCATCAAGGGTGTAGTTGCGGTCGTTCAACTGTTCTAAGGCCTCACGGAACTTTTTCTTCACGTTGACTTTGCGGTTGTTTTCATCAAGCACCGTAATCTCGTCACCGTTCTTGATGATGATGACACGCTTCCCATCGTACCACTTGGACACGGCCCAAGAGTTGCTGAAGCCGCGAAGGTGTTGCAGGTCAGTCAACTCAAAGATGCGATGCATAGGACGGATGGGAGCAATCCATTCAGGCTCATCTGATTTTGCAATCAAATCATTTCCTTCAAGCAAGTTGTTGATGAAAGCCGTAGTTTCAGATGCATTGATGATGTACGGGTCATTGCTTACTACGTCCAAACCATCTTCAGTAAGACGGGAGAAGGGGAACGAAGTGTCCATTGGCGGAGGCAAGTTTGGTTGTACACTCCTTACCCACTCTTTGCCCATCACTTCTTCTTGATTGTTCGTAGGAACAGGAATGGGAAGGAAGGGAACAGGATTGTTGCCGTACACAGGTGTACCGTCTTCCATAAAGTCAAATCCACCTGAAGAGGTGACGGGCGAACCTGAAAAATGCACATTCATACCTGTGTTAAACGTAGGCATAATTGGGTATTGAGTGGGATGAGAGCCGCCAACAGGCATACCCGCATGCCACCCACGGGTTGTTGAGGTGTTGCTCATTGTTTCCTCTCGGGGCGGAGATTGGTCTTGCATTGGGTCATAGACAATCAGGGTATCAGCCTTGTTTCGGGTGTTGATGTTCTGCCACGTGAACGTGTTTTTGCTTCCTTCCGCTTTTCCATGCGGGTCGCCTTGATGAAGTTGCAAACCCAACAATTCCAATGAATCGCTGAACTGATTTGGTCGCATACGTTGTACAATAGCACCTGCGGCACGATGAATCCCGTGGGCTTTCCACGCACTAAGATTTGACTTACCCTGATATTTTGCCTGTTGAAGTTTTTCAACACCCTTAGAATATCCATGCGTGTGAATTGTATGGTTGATTTCATCTTCTCCATCAAGGTCGTGAATGTTCTGTTGCATGAACTCTTCATCCCTTGGATGAAGGAATGATGTATCGTAGTTGCCAATGTTCTGTACAACACCACTTGTCAGCAAATTGCCTACGTTGTTCACATGCAACGGATAGCCACGGTTTTGTGCTTCTTGAATCAAAGAAGCGGCGTATTCCTTTGTGTAGGGTGTAATTTCAATTCCAAGATGCCCAAGCACATCTTCGGGATTTTCATTCCCGTGTACTTCAAGTCCACTTTCTGTGAGGTAATCACGAATGTCATGTAGCACATCGCTATCCTTGCTCTTCATGTCTTTGACTTCAGTACGGAAACCGTAGGCCTGACGGGTAAGACCTGTTACTTGAGCAGGATGAGAAAGAATCCATCGTTCAGCATCGTGAAAAAGTCGGAGCATGTTAGCATGAGCCTTTGCAGGGTCCGCAGCATCAAACGCACTTGGGTCTTGTTCTTCCCATAGTGGCTTCAGCACGTTAGCAGCAACGAATGTCACCAATTTGCGAGACTCGTCCATCTCTTTCATTGCGTGGTCTTCGTGGGCTTTCCACCAATCGCTATTCACTTCTCCAAGCGCACCCTTCTGCGCTTCAAGTTGCAGTTCAACCAATCGTTCTTTGACTTCTTGGTAGCGTTGACGAATACTTTCAACGTCCAAGTTTGGGTCGCTTTCAATTTGTTCAAGAATGCCCATCATTTCATTTTGCAAGTCTTGTTCTTCTTGCATAGCGGGCAACGCGCCACCCACCTTCATCATGTGAGCAATACCGCGACGTGGCGCGTCTTCTTTGATTCCTTGAGCCGTTCCCTTCTTGTTTTTCGCCGCCACCTTGGAATAGTAGGGCACGTCGTTCAAAGCATGATTTACCTGATTGATTACCTCTTGTTGACTGTATTCCCTTTGGTATCGTTCGTTGAGGTAATTCATCAGTTGAGTGAAGTCACCGTCATCTCCTTCACGCAAATATCGTTCAACATCAGCGGGGTTTGTTGTGTTCAACATTTGTGCAATGTCACGCACAGTACTCAACCCCTGTCGGTCAGCCTTCACATCAAGGAACATGTCTTTCATGCTCTCAAATGTAGGCTTCTTGGCCGAGCCTTCCCATCCCATCATGGACAGGAAGTCGTTGAGTGTTTCACCTGCGGGGAAGGGAACCAATCCTCGCATAACATCTGTATATGACGAAACGGACTTGGCTCGCGGCTGAGTGTGGTGGGCATCGAGTCCAAGGTACATGGCGTGTCGCAGGGCGTCAATCACCATGCTTATTCCACTACCCGAAGCAGCGTAGTTTTCCTTTCCCCCTGTCTTAGAAAATTGATTGTGAGAAAGAGTTGATGACATGTGTTCAAGGTTCATCCCTTGAGTCTGAACCTTGTCTTTCATTGCATCTGCTTCTTTTTTGGTAATACGACCTTGAAAGTATTCATATTCCGGTGAAAAGGAGTGAGCAAACAACGTGTAGTTGTGCTTGAAGTTACCATCGTCATGTCCTTGTGTGTGCAGACGGGTTACATTTGCAGGAGAAAGCATATTGCGAATTGGAAATGATTTGGGTAAGTACTGAAAGTTTCTTTTTGTCTCGTCATACACCCCTTCGGTGACCGTCTGTGGTGTCATAAAATGATACATCAAGAAGCCGTTTCCCGTCGCTTCTGTTGAGTCTTGACCGTTTAACGCCACACCCTTGAACATGTGTGAATTACCTTCTTCGTCTGAGTGCGGTGAGTGAATTATGTCGTGGTAGGTGTTGAGTGACATGTTTTGTCCACCGTAAGGAGCAAACGGCATGTCCCAAAATCTTCCCGGCCCATAGGTGTATGCACCATCGTCACTTATCTGCCATATGTCAGGTAGGTTGTCTTCACTTGGATGAGGCCCAACTGCTGCTTTCAAATAAGCCATATCGTTGTTAATGTCCTTGGCCGAGCGTTCAAGCGATTCCAAACCTTGAGCCTCTTCAGCCATTTCTTCCAAAACTGACAAATTGATAGTTGGCTCATTGGGATTTTGTACACCGTACATGGGGTGGTTTGCCATCACAGTACGAGTACGAGGGTCATAACCTGCAAGAAAAAGAAGATTGTCAAAGTCAAATCGGGTACGAAGCAATTCCTCTTGCTTACCTTTTTTGAAATGACTGCGAGATGCTTCCTTGATATCATCCCAAGTCATTGTTGAATCAAGCACTTCAGGATTATTTTTGAAGTCAAACTTAGGCAAGAGGCTTAGTTCCCACTTGCTCTTTTTCTTTGCCGCTGTTGCTTTTGATGAAGTTTCGTCAATTTCATTGAGAATCTCGTCAACGCCGTGTGCCTCGTACAACATACTCAAAACTTTGTCGTGAAACGACATTGGTATAGGCGTACCGTCTTCGGTGAAACTTTCAGACAAACTTTCCAATGGCACTCGCGTAGCATTACCAAGTCCGTGTTGCAAAAACTTTCCTTCGTCTCCTTGGCCGTAGTCCCTATCGTTGTCTTCAAGCATCAGATAGTTGCCTCTTCCACTATGACGCGGCTTTCGCGTGGCCCAATCCATTTCAGGTGTCATACGCAAAACGGCATTCCAAGCAATGCGAGAAGTAGGAAACAAAGTTCCATCGGGCAATTGAATAGCATAATGATTTTTTGACCCGTTGATACCTCCGGGTTGGTTTAGGGCTTCCATTACCACATGTCGTTCTTCAGGCGTAAGCCATTCAAGACCGTACATGTAATCGGTGTGACCCAATTTTGTTGGGTGTTCTTGGTCAACGTCTTCTTCTAACCAACCTCGCTTTCGGTCATCAAAGTGCTGATGACGCAATGCTTCTTCGACACTTGAATATCCCCTGTCAGCCATTTCAGCCTGATGGGTTATCCAATACTGCTCAGCATCGAAGTTGTTTGCCAACCAACGTGTAAAATCACGCTCATAGAGGTCAACAGCGTGTTGAGCATTTGGAGACGTGCCGTGAGTGAGGTCACCAAGCAATTTGAATTGTTTAGCATATCCGTCATTTTTTTCACGCTTATACGGTATGAAATCGTTCAATAGTGGACTGTTCTTTTCTCTCAAGTGATTGAGAAACGCTATCTCCATGTCCTTTTCTTTCTGAGCATGTCCTCCTAAGTAAAATCGGCGCAGTACATTCACAAAAGTAGGTTCACCTGTACCCGGACTAACACGCAGCAAAGGATGGTTAAACTCATGAAAAGGGAAGTTGAAGTGTTGGTATGCATGGCGGGCTGACGGAGGGTGGTACGTAGGCCAATGAGCGCGACCATGAGCCGGATTTTCAGCGGCCATCAAACCATCAAGCCATGCGTGACGACTCAACGGTGCGCTCGCATCAAAGGCTACCAAGGGTACTTTGCCCGGATAAATGTACTTGTCCCACGATAACTCAGGGTCTTCAGATGCAACCGTGATATCTTCTTCTTCCTTCAAAATGTATTCCGCAGCACTCTTGAGTAAAGTGTGAGTAGCGTCACCGTTGGGTGAATTGTCCAATGATTCCCACGCAATGATGTATTCAGCGGCAGAATCACGCAGGTCCTTACCATCACTCAACGACTTGAGCAGGTTGAGTGTTGCGTAATCGAACTGCTCAAAGGACACAAGACCACCCCCTCAACGGAGTGGCCTAAACTGCGGGCAAGCGAAAATGTCCATATCGGGATGAACACCACAACCGGATTGTGTAGTACCTCCACATTTGGCACAGACAACCGGCGCACCGCTTTCAGCAGCAGCACGCAATTCAGGAGCCTTCTTCATTGAGCCACCTTCAGCATCTTCGCGGTCCGCACCGGTTCCCTCATGCGGATTCAACCGACTTCCAAGGGATTCAAGACTGACCTTGCTGCTATCCTTAGCACGCTTAGGCTTGTGGTCTTCCGTCTGAATGGGACGGTCACGGGTGGAGTAGTACGCGGTACGAGTCTGTCCGCCCGTCTCGGTCAGAAAGTGAGGGTTCACCTCGGTAATCTTCTCATTCGTTTGTTCGTCGGCCTTCTTCATAGGGCCACCGCAACCGGCCTTTAGGCATCCCATCTTTGCCATCTTACCGCCACACTTCGGGCAAGACTTGCACTCACAGGGTTCCTTACCACAGTCACACTTAGCCTTCTCCAAGGCATCAATGCGAGCAGCCATGTTGCGGGCCTTTGTCAGTATTTCAGATTCAACGGGTCGTGGCTTCATTCAAGTACCCCCTTTGCTTGTTGTGCCATTTCGTGAATATCTTCCCATGACATGTTGTGAAACTCTTCGTTTGTCTGCGGAATGGACGAAACCGGACCGCCTTTGAGAATGGAATTGCCCTCAATATCCATACGGAGGGGGTCAGGCATCAAGTCGTCGGTGAACGGCGTGGACACCGGGACAAATCCGGCCTTACGAAACAGACCGGCAGGGGATGAAATCAGGCTCTTGAGTCGCTCATTCTCAGCCTTCAGGAGTGCAAGGTCGTTGTCCATGCTCTCCATCTTGGTGACAAGGACGGTCATCAGTTGCTCAGCCGATGATGCGTCTCCCATTGGATTCAACCCCAACGACCAAAGGTACCCTGAGCGGGCGAAAGGCGGGAACCACGGTGCCCGCTTGAAATGATACCGGGTAGGCGGGTACCCTCAAGGGTCACCGTCTCCGGCTCGACAACGAACTTGCGCACAGGTACACCGCCTGCAAACAAGTCGTTTGGTCCCTGAGCGTTTTGCAGAACGTCTTGGGACTTGGCAATCTCGGTGTTGAGGTCTTCAAGGAGGAAGTCGCTCAACTTGTTGACTTCGGACAAATGCTCCTTAGCAAGACTTCCATCACCGCTCTCAAGAGCGGTAAGGAAAGCCTTCTGAGCCTGTTCCATTTTTCGGGCCATTGGGTGCATCTTCAAGAGGTCCATGAGATTCCCTCGCTTTATGCAGTCGTGGGGCGGTTATCAAGGTTTAGGCACCGCGAGGCCTTCGGGCGTTCATCAGCGCATTGCTGACGTTTTCTTGTAGGTTAGGCTGCGGACCCCGTTGTTGAACGCTACTAAACGGTGCGCCGCTACCAACCACGGTCCTTCGCTCAGGCGCAGCAGGCCCTCGATTACGCAGACCAACACCTTGACCACCGGGTTGAGGTGGCGGCATTGGCATGCCCGGAGGCATTCCACCAACCATTTGCGGTGGCATACCCGGAGGCATACCCGGAGGCATACCCGGAGGCATACCCGGAGGCATACCCGGAGGCATACCCGGAGGCATGCCCGGAGGCATGCCCGGAGGTGCGCCACCCGGAGGCATACCCGGCATGCCTTGTTGTGGCTGCGGTTGTGGCTTGCGGTACACAAAGCGAATGTCGCGGTTAGAGGGGTCCTCAAGCAGTTCCGGTTGGAAGCCCAACTGAGCCATGCGTTGAGCGACGTTGAGTTCTTGTTCGTCACGACGGAGACGGGTAATTTCGTCTTCTTCCTCGTTGGGGTACAAGGTGAGTTTCCAATCGTTGACGTTCATCTGTTTAAGCAGACGAGGAAACAGAACATCTGTGTACACCTTTTGACCGTACTCAACTGCACGGTTGGTGACAAGAATCTGCATACCTTCATTGTTCAGTCCACCGGACTTGCCGGTGTCCACCATGAAGATGCTTGAAACGCCATAGAATGCGGCAATTCTGTTGCGAATCTCGTCACGGACCGGAATGTATTGCATTTCCTCCAAGGTGTCCATGAACTTGACCCAATTCACGCCACCCTTGCCGGTTTGCGATTCAATACCAACACGGGGAATGTAGTGGGGGTCACGCTCCATCTTCTCGTCAACGGACTTCCAAAATGACTTCATGGACTCAAGATTGTCCGTAGTCACCGAGATGATACCCTTGGGCATCCGTCGCTTTTGATAGGCCGTGTACATGTAATTGTCCATAGCCGTGAGCGTCATGGCTTGACGCCACATGGTGTTGACGGGACTGCGACCGTACAACTTTGACGGAGTGTACTTGCTGACGTGAATTACTTCACCTTCAACGAAGTACTGCGTCTTTCCGCTACCGGCCATGTTGACGTAGTGAACGTCTTCAAGGTCACGACCACAGTTCTCGCACACCTTGTCGTCAGCATGCGTCTTCACTTCGTCACGATGGATGATGCAGACTTTGAATCGGCCACCGCGCACACCACGTTTGTCGGCCACAATCCGCATGAAGATGGGGTCACCGCGAACCATCTCCTTGACACGATAAAACGCAATCTCCTTGCTTTCAGGGTCAATGAAGTATTCTTTGACCAAGATGAGGAAAGCGTCATCCACGATATTGAGGTCATTCTCAACTTCATGAAGCAGATGGACAAAAGATTGTTCCATCGAGTTTTCCTGTTTGAGCAACCATTTTGGGTACGTCAACTCATCAGGGTCAGGCTTGCGCACTTCGCCACCGCATTGCTTGCAGGATTCCATTTCCTGTTGGTATTCTTCATCGCACACCGTACATTTGACTGTGAACTTCTTTTCCCAATAGTAGCCGCGACGAAACATCTCCTGACGCAACTTGGAAAGAACGGTGCGCAAAATTAGCGACTCGTTGCTGACTGCATAAAGCGCAGGGATGGTGATGCCCTGAGCCATTACGGGTTCCTGAATGCCGCTTGACCACAACGGCATGGTCGGCGTAGGAGACTCACGCGACTTGAACGGGCTACGAAGGCCTGACAGGAACCGAGAAATGCGTCCTTCTTCTGCCATCATAGCCCCTCCGCGTATGCACCTATGGTATCGGCATCAATTCCCCACTTATCAAGAAGCCCGTTGGCTTTCACCGTATGGTCCTTCCAATTTGAAAAGGTGACAAGTCGGTACAATTCCTGCTTTCGCATAAAATCATCTTCATCCACATACGATAGCATGGCTCTTGCTTGTGTGGTCTTGAGCATCATGTGAGGAAGTGTAGCCTTAAGGACACGGCGAATGTCGTCCTTGCGTGAAAAAATAAGTCGGTGTACACTCTTCTTGGTGTTGTGAGACACCTTTTGGTCCGTGACAAGACGACCACATCCGGTAGCCTTGTGCAAGTCTTCGCACAGTTGTTTTCCTGAATCGCCACTTGCTACAAAGGTCACACGGGGGTCACCGCGTTCGCTGATAAAAATACTGCCGTCAGAATCGAGTGAACCCGCCATGTACGCCCAAATGTCCTTGATGATGAATCCATCACGACCTAAAAGAACGTAGTCACCACGTGATGTACTTTTGAAGATGTTTAATTCTTCACCGTACATTTTGAGCAGCGCACCCATTCGTTGCGCCGTCATGTTGCGGTCCAACGTGTCTGCACCACGGCGAAGCAACTCTCGGCTGCTCAAGTGTCCGTGAGCCTGCAACTCTTCTGCTGCAAAGTACAGGGCATCTTGTTCTGCTTTGTTCAGCGTGTCCACTTGATGCAGTACATTTTGCCACATTTTGCGAGCATCTTTCTGCAATTGCATAGCGTCAACCCACGATTGTTGGTCGTTTTCATCCCAATCCACTTTGTCGTTGAGCATTTGCAACACGGTGTTGGCCTTGAGGAATTGATGACAAGCCTTTTGCAACGACACGCTACGGTTTTCACCAAACTTTCGCAACGCCTTGAGGCTGCGGTCGGATAGCCCCATCTGTTTAATCACACTCTCCATGCCTTCAGCCCACGACAGATTGTTGATGGTCGCTTCAACCTCCATGGCCTTCAGTTGTCGAACAAGTCCAATCGTTTCGTCGTATTCGTCACGGTTGTCTTTGTCGTGCCGCCGCATCTTGCGACACTCACGAATAATGGTGTCAGCATCCTTGCCCCAATACGTTTCAAGCCATCCGTCACCGTTCTTTGGAAACTCGCGCTTTCGCAGGTCTTCTTTGATAAATACAGTTGAGGTGGTTTGCAGCGGCAAATCGTTCTCATTGAACATAGGATGCTGAGAAAGCGCGTTGAGTACCATTTTTGTCAAGGGGTCTTCAACGACCATGGGCACGTCGTACACGTCACCCACCAATGCACTCCCCCACATAATGACCACTCACTTGACCATTGGTTAAAAACCCCACTCAGGAAACGGGTAAATCAGGGGGTAAGCCATCCATCAAAGCCTCCTTTTTCTTCCTGATTACCACCACTAAGCCAATCGGCAAATCCGGGCATGTAGTCGTCAAGCATAACAAGCGAGCCACGGAACTCCTTGGTACCCCAATTCGCCAAAGCAAGGGCCATTGCCAAGTCGTCGTGCGTACCCACGCTTTCCAACTTCCCGTTTTTCTGCATGCCGAAACGGTTGAGTTCTTGCTCCAACTTGTGCGTGAACTCACGGCTCCGCTCATCCCCATAGGGTGTGCGAATCTGACCTTGCTCAAACGCCATGAGCAAGGACATGAACATGGATTCCTTACGCTGACGGGTGGTCATGAACGTCTTGATGGGAATGTCGTTGCGCATGTCTTGCAGTTCAGCAGCAAACATGCGTTGGAAGTTGTTTCCTTCAAGTTCAATCAAATCAGGTTGGAAGCGGTTGTTCATCATCAGGATTTGCCGTTTCTGCGCAGCACCGCTCATTCCACGTTCGTGATGCGCACCAATGATTTGTTTGGTACCGTCATCGGGTAACGTACGTAACACAAGCATAGCGGTAAAGTCAGCGTTCTTGTCCGAGGCAATAGCCGTGTCCCATCCGATGAAATGCTGACCAAAGATGCCTGTTGATTCACCTTCTTCGTCGTATTCCATTTCAGCGCGGTCAAGCAACACAAGTTCCTTGTCCCTTGCTTTTTCAAGAATGTCGTTGGGAAACATACTCGCAACGTCGTGAATCGGCTCGCACAGGTATTCACGGGAGAATTGAATAGCAGGCATGGAAAGTCGCCGTTGGTCAAGCGATTCCAAATCCCATCGCTCAGGCCACAGGGCTTTTCCTTCGTTGTTGATGGCAGGGTAGGTTTCAACGGTGAATGCCTCACGTTGCTCAAGTTCTGCGTACAGGTCGTTGTACGAAAAAGGTGTACCAACAATCATCATGCGACCGGAGTGGTGCAGCACAGGAAGCAGCACACCATAGAACCAATCAGCAGCACGTTGCAATTCAGTACCGGTCGTACCCCACAGAATGTCGTCGCACACAACCACGTTCGGGTGGAAACCACGGGTACCACCACCCACGGACTTTGCCATCATACGGCTTCCGTTTGCAAAGTCAAAGTAGGTTTTTCGCCACGGTCGCCCTTCGGGAATAAGGTGTTTCAGACACGGGGTGGTTTCGATGTTGTTGCGAATGAACCGCATGTGTTCAAGCGTCTGCTCAAGTGAGTGGCTGAAAATCATGATGTGAGTGTTGGGTTGAAACGCCGCAATCCACAGGGCATAGGACATGAAAAACACGGACTTGCCGTGGTCACGGCTTGCTTTGACACAGTAGTAGCGGTTGTCACTCAACCCTTTGTCCCAACATTCGTGATGGAACGAATAGTCATAGCCAAGAATCTCGGTGAAGAAGTACCTGAAGGACTTGGCCGACATTTCACGGTCCATCTCAAGGATGAACTGATTCATGTCTTCCTTCATCGGCTCAACCTCTTGAGCAAGTAGTCCATCGCATGTTCAAACGGCTCAGCAGAACGATTGAATCGTTGGTCGTACAGGTTGGTTTGTCCTTGGAGTAATCGCGCTGCTTCAGCGGGGTCAACAGGTGTTCCCTGCTGCTGAGCAGGCTGAGCAGGCTGAGCAGCAGCAGGCTGAGCAGGAGGTTGTCCCGGCATCGTCGGCAAAACCCCCGCTGCATGTGCAGGGTCAACAGGTGAAGCGGTAGGTGCAGCGGTAGGTGTAGCGGTAGGTGTAGCGGTTTGAGATGGACCCATACCCGGTAGCATCATTTGGTCCGGTCGGAGTGGGGAACCATCAGGAGCAGTCGCACCCGGTGCAACAGGCTCCATGTGTGGGGGTTGCTGCTGAGTAGGTGAAGATTGAGTTTGAGGTTGAGTTTGAGGTTGAGTTTCCTTTTGCCTTTCAATGAACTGCCACGGTTGGTTTGCAAGGTACTGTGCGTACGCACCCATAGGAGCAGCGAGGTTGCCCCCTTGCATTTGGTCTGCAATTTGTTGCGTGGTAGCCGCAGCAGAAAGACCGCGACCTGCCAAATCAGCAATAGCACCAAGTCTTTGCCATCCTTGCCCTTTCTGACCTGTTTTTCGTCCAAAGGCCACGCCCGCAAGTTCACGAATTGATGGGCCTTTACCACCAACCACCAACTGCAAACCGCCACTTGGTATCTGCTGCAACGCAGTTTCAGATTTACGAACGAGTACGGGCTTCATGATTTCACCTCATACTTATTTTAATGACCTTGACGACCTCGGGTTGGACGTTGTACGACTTCGCAATTTTGTGCCAATCACCCATCGTGTGATGAATGTTGGTTACTTCCTCGGAGGTAAGCCCAACGTATGAAGCCAACTGACGGGAGGACGTGCGGGAAGAACTGAGGTGTTTCACCACGTTGTTGTCCAATTCAGCCTCGCGGTACTGCATTCGCTCAAGTGCTTTCATCACTTGGTCCATCACAGGCAGATGTATGTCTTCGCTGCGCATGAACTGCGACAACAAAGTTTGGCGTGGGTCAGACAGGCCTGCTTGGGCGCGTGCTTCAACGGGAGACAACTCAGGCGAAGCAGCAGGCCGCTGCCGACCACGACCTGCGAGGTCGAGCATTTCCCTGAACTGTGCAGGGGTATAGCGGCCAATGTCCGGTCGAATGGCTTGGAAATCAGCCGACAAGGGTTGAGGTGTCCCTGCGTCTGCGAGCGGCGGAGGTGATGAGCCGCTTGTTGGGAGAGGCACCGTAGCCGACGGATGAGCGGACGCCGGTACGGGTGCAGACGCAGGGACTTCTTGTGGTAGGTCACCGGGGTTGTAGTCAGCAAAGTCTTCAACCCACGCATAATCGTAATTTTCCATATGTGGCTCAAGCCTAAGTTGTGGCTCAAGCATATCACCGTGATAATTCTGAATGTGCATAGGTCGGCCAAGCGGCTTGTTTGGTACCTCACCTACGTCTTTTCGCTCATGACCGCGAGCCACCATTTGATGTTCAGCAAGCCCTTCAATTAAACGACGATTGAGATTAACTTGCTCTTGTTCATCAGGAGCAATACTTTCTAATTGAACGTCACGCAATTTGGAACTGCCGTCTTCGTTAGCGCCAAACATGTTTGCAAGAGCCATGACACGTCCTGCCTTAGCATGCATACCTGTCCCTTTACCGCTCCCTCCCGCCGTGTAGTACTCGCTATGCTCGTCATGAGAAAGGCCTGAATAATCTTCAAGCCTTCCCATTACGTTGTTGAACAATTTCATGAAATTGCCTCCTTGTTGGTTTGCTCGACCAAACAAAAACATCATTGCAGGCACCGATGAAATCTCCTTAATGACCGCTTGCTGATATTCAGGAGTGAGCAGGGCTTCTTGCAACGGTCGTTGGATTCTTTGTCCTTCAAACGTAAAGGTCACAGGAAAATTAGGTATGGCGTCAACATTGCCTCCACTTAGGGCTTGTCGAATATGGTCTGCCGTCCTTCTTTGCAAATCAATGGCTTCCCTGTTTTGGGGCATTGGTTTGAAAAACACATCAGGAAGATGATGCAGCACTTGCCACGTAAATGCTTCTTGTTGTTCTGCGGGTCTGAACTCATCAGGAAACGGAACTTTTGACCCATCAATATACGCGGAGCCGGGGTCACGTTGTTCGGAGCGAATGTACTTCGGGGGTGTGGTGTAGTTCGCATATACAAACGGTTTGTCATGCAACAAAAATCTGACATTATGCGCAAGCATGTCAATTACTTCAGGTGAAAAATGCTGCTCAAGCAGTTGTCGCAATTCGACGTTGAAGGGTAAGTAGTACGATTCAATGAACTTCCCATTTGGGTTTTCAGCGGCGTTGTTGTTTGTCAGCAACGTAATCTTGGTGCCGTCTTGCGAACGAGTTGGTCGAGTTGTCTTGTCAGGATGCATTTCCACCTGTTTTGGTAGGGGTGCAGAACGCAACTTTCGCCATTGAAGGCTCTCAAACGGTGCCAAATGGTGTTTTTCGTTTGGGTGCTTTTGGTTGAACAAGTCAATTGCTTGATTGAAAAGATTGACAACATCAGGAGATGAAATAGAAGGAACATGCCCTTGCAATGCACGAAGCAAGCGGTATGCAGCCGCATCAATACCGTGTTGGAAAAATCGAGGGCCGTTTGGGTGGTCCCTTTCACGGGTGTGGTAGTAGTAAATGCCGCCATCGTCTTTGGCCCATTCTCCATCATACACGTTGCCTGCACCATCGTGGGCAAAGGCAGGTAAGTCCAAGTTTCCCATTGGCTTGAAGGCCGCAGGTGGAGGGTTTCGCATGACGAACCTACCGTTAGGTCCTGAGTGAATCAGACCCCACGCCTTCTGAATGATGAACGAATTGTACATCATCCCATATGCCCCCGTTGTGAGACAAGATAGCCCGCCGGGTCAAGACCAAACTGCTTAGCGTCTGTCTCGTCGTTTTCTGTCGGTCCTTCAGGGTCCGACTCATTTTTGGGACTTACACCGGCAGGATGAGCAGGAACGTGACCGTTCTCCATTGCGCTTTGTGTACCTGCTTTTTCCAACTTATTTACTCGCTCCAATGCAGCCATGATGCGGCGCATAATGTTGAGTCGCTCAGTTGTGCGAGCGGCTCGACCCTTGAGCATCTCACTCTCGGTACGCTCTTCACTCATCATAATGGACGAGGGAGCAGATGGAGCAGATGGAGCAGATGGGATGCCGGGGACCATGGACGATTGCGGTGAAGGCATCATTGGCGGCATGGGTGGCATCGGTGGGCGTGGCATACGGGGCATACGGGGTTGATGGACTCTCAATGGACGAAGTGCGGGTTGCCTCATTTGTCCTGCTTGACCGGGCAAGAGTCCGCTGAGTCTTCCTGCTCCGGTGGGTCCGGCATAACTGCCTCGCTCGGCGTAGCGGGCGTGGGGTGAGAAAGTTGTGCGTACATTGCCGAGAATCTTGCGAGCCTCAGATTGGCCCATGTACTGACGGTACTTTTGCGGGTCTTTCGACATGGGTTGTTTCGTCGCAATGCCACGGTGACTCATCTCCACAGATAGGTGAGGTAACATCAACCCCGTTTTCTTTCCACCCTTGATACCACGCATGCGAGCGCGGAAGCGCCGCATGGTAGCACCGCTTGGGTCCATGCCGCCGGGTGGCCGCTTAAATTGTCCTGTGGAGGGACGAAACTCGCGCCGCGCTTCACGACGGCGACGGGCTTCGATGGTACCGGGTGTTTCACGTTTCAACAACGCAGACCAAGCATCTTCCATTGGTTCAGCACGGTTGAGGTCTTGCCATCCATAGCCAAACATAGGATTTTTGTTTTCCATGATGCGAGTGTTTGCCTCGTCAAAATACGGTTCACGCTCTTCTGCTGAAAGATTGTCAAAGTCAGGATGCATCATTATGTCAGCGAGTGCTTGGTGGCTAAGGTTCATGTGCGGTCGTTCTGCCAAACCTTCCATCATCATGCTTTGACGCAGTTTTTCTTGTTGCCGCTCATGAGCAATAGCATCGTCTTCTTTCAGCAACGTGGACCAAGCATCTTTCATTGGTTCACTTGCCAATTTTTTCCATTGAGAAGGGTGTACCGCATGCGCTCTTGTTACGTCACGGGCCATGTGGTCAGTTCTTGGCGTTGTTCTCCCTAAATCAAAATCAATTCCACCGGGCATTTCCAATTGACTGTCTTGCCATGCGTCAAACATCATCTCCCAAATTGAATTGTCAATGTCTTCTTGACTCAATTCAGGAAAATCGCCGTACATTCGTTGCATACCTCTTTGCATGAATGGATTACCTTGAAGCCTTAGCCACTCAATTTTTTCATCATTGGACATACCTTCAATGTAATCCCACAAAGAATTGGTGACGCCCATCAAATGCTCATCTGCTTCATCATTCCAAATCTGCTCATCAGGATGAATGTAGTCTTCGTCTTCTTTCAGCAACGTGGACCAAGCATCTTTCATTGGCTCGCTCATAAAGAGCGGTACAGGACCGGTCATTGCGCTACCGGTACCTGTCTTGGCCCCCGTAGCCATGTCAAGCATATGACCGCGACTGCCCGCAGGACCGCCCTGCAATCCGAGTTCTCGCTCTAAGTCCTGCTTGTTGCCGTCGTCCTCACCCATTGGTGACTCGGCACCGTCAAGAGGCAACTTTGCGCTGACCTTGATGTGCTTGATTTTGCTGCGCTTTTCTTTGCGCTCTTGTTCACGCTGCTTCCGCTCTTCGCGGCGGCGTTCCATGTCTTCCGGGGACGTGGGCGAGTACTTGTCCTCGTCCTCGTTAGCCGACGAGTACATCTTGTCGGACTCGCTACGCGGCGAGTACATACGAGTGTCCGAGCCGCGTCCCATCATCGGCATCACTCCACCCCCATGTTCTCCATCAATTGCGCCTTAAGTCGCGCCCATACTTCAGGACTCTCCTTGCTCAATTCGACTTGCAAGATGTTGAAGGTCTGATTGACCTGCTGCGTGTCGCTTTGCGCACCCCATTGGTCTTGGAATCGAAGCAGGTCTTTGACTGTTTCACGAACTTCTTTGTGCAGCGACACCGCATCGCGCACGAAACCGTCTTCGTGAACGCTACCTTCGTCAAGCAATTCGCTCAACTTGTGGTTGAGCCGCTCAGCGTTGCTTCGCAACAAATCAATCTCGGTCCCTGCACGCAGGGCGACTTCGATGGCAGCCGTCTTTTGCACAAGCGGCTGAAAATGATTCTTCATGTGTTGATAGACCACGTTTTCGCTGACTTCTAATTCCTGAGCAATAAGGTCGCTATTGCCTGTGTTAAAGTACATCTCTTCGTAGGCCGCACGCTGATGAGACGTACAGACAGGACAACCGGAGTTGGATGCGAGGTGAAACTCGCCCATGTGGTTGCGGTAGTGCCGCTCGGTGGTGTTGCTTCGCCACTCCTTGTCTTTGTCCAACTGCTTTGGTGAAATGTGACCGTCGAGTAGGCCTTGTTCAAGCCCATCCCGTTCTTCGTCCATGCAGAAAGCGCATGACCGTTTGTACACACGGTCGTCGCTCATGTGCATTCTTAAGTGAGTCTGCTTCAAAAGCGTTCTGTCATCG